TGACAACCCAGGTTTAACTCAAGAGCAGAAAAAAGCCATAACTGCAGGAACAACGCGTGCCTGGTATGCAGATTTACCTGGTTCACCTGCAGATTTGGCAGGTATGGGTGTAAATTACCTAGTAGAAGGTCTAAAAAGCTTGCTTCCAAGTGGTGAGCAAGCAGGATTTAATGTTGCCAAGAGTCTAGGGTTAACAGCTGTTCAAGAAGGTGCAAGAGATCCAATATTAGGCAGTAGACACCTGGAAAAACTAGGTGAAAAAGCAGGTTATATTCCACCTACTACTGGAACGGACCTGGAAATGGGTGCCAGGTTAGCAGCAGGTTTTGTTGATCCTGTGCCTGTACCTTTATTTGCAGCTACTACAGCAGCAAAACAGATAACAAAAGCAGATAACTTAGTTAAAGAAGCAAAGAAGTATAAGAGTGCTGAAGAGTTTAAGTACAAAGGGTTTGATTCAATATTAAAAGATGTTAGAGGGATTGAACGAGATACAGAGGTTATTATCCCAACAAATAAAGTTGAGATAAAATGGAAAGACGATTATCAAAATGCCTTAGAAACGGCAAAAAAAGAATATAATCCAGAAACAGCAGAACCAGTAGACTTCATATATGATTTTAAAAAAGATAAGTATATTTTAGATGACGGACACAATAGGTTTGTTTCCGCACAAAGAAATAATCAACCAATCAAAGGAAGAATTCAACAAATAGAAGGTAATCTTGAAGAATTGGCAGACTTATATTCCAAAGAAAAGGGTATCAGCATTACCGAAATTTGGGAAAAATCACAGAAACCTGGTCCCATTTTCACTTCACCAGGTGGAGCAGCTGCAGCAGATATATCGAAAGAAACAATACCTGCCAACAAGGTCAAAAGCCAACTTGAAGGACGCGGTGTAGGTAAAGAGGAAATGGAGTGGACCGGATTCAACGAATGGATCAAGACGAAGAAGGGTGAAGTACCAAAAGCAGAAGTTGAAGAGTTTTTTCAGCAGAACCAGATCCAAGTCCAGGAGGTTGTTAAGTCAAATAAAACAAGCATGGAAGAATTTGCACAAATTGCCAGGGATAGAACTGCAGATGAGCTTGAAACGCTTATGTCTAATGATTATGACCTTTATAATAATAGAAAAGAAATATATCCGTTAATTGAAAAATTTAGATCAAAACAATTATCAGATGCAGAAAGTGACAAACTTGATGAATTGTTTGATAAATTTGGTTATGACGAAGGAGGTTATATCAGCAATTATTATCAAGAAGTATACGGTACTTTAAGTGCGTCTGATATACCTAATACTACCAGATTCCAAGCCTGGCAGCTGCCTGGTGGAGAAAATTACCGCGAGCTGCTGCTGATTGTGCCACCTAAAAAAGTGCCTTATACCAAAGAGGATATTGTACCAATTACTGCTGATGAATATAATAAAAGAAAACCAGGTGCGCAATTAATTAATACTGATGATAAATTTTTTTTCTTCCGTACTCCAGATGACGTTAAAAAAGTTAGTAAAAAAGATTACAAAGCAACTGACTTTTTGGATGGTGAGGATATTTTAGTAGATAGGACAATCACTCAAGAAGAAGCACTTGAGCAAGTATTAGCCAGCCCACCAGAACCCAAACCTAGGTACACCGGAGGACACTTTGAGGAAAACGATGTAGTTGCACACATACGCTTCAATGAGAGAGTAGATCCAGATGGCAACAAGGTGCTGTTCATTGAAGAGATCCAGAGTGATTGGGCGCATAAGGGGCAGGATGTAGGGTTTAGAGATCCTAAAGTAGAAGCAGCAAATGCAAAAAGAATAACGGAAATAAGAGCAAGACAAAATGAAATAGAGCAGGAGTTAGAAACTTTGAGTGGTTCTCTTAGCCAGGAAGGAATAGATAAAATAAATAAAATAAATAAAAAGCAAAATACAATTGTTTTAAGGGATAGAACTTTAAATGACCGTGAACTTGCTACACTTGAAAGATTAAGGGAAGAAGCAAATGAAATAAGAAGAACCCATGATCATAATTGGGATCAAAAGACCAAACTGACTGAAGAGTATAACGAAATAGCAAGAGAAAGAAACAAAATTCCTGAAATTGGAAGTGGACCAGAACCAGGCCCATTTGTCACAGACATACACCAGTGGACAAACCTGGCACTGAAGCGCATGATCCGGTGGGGATCTGACAATGGATTTGACAGCATTGCCTGGGTGACAGGGAAGCAGAGTGCAGATAGGTACAAGGTAAGTAAAACGGTTGATTCAATATATTATAATCCAGATTCTACTAGGTTGGTTGCAATTGAAAAAGGTAGCAATAACATGGTTATTAATGAAAAAGTGCCAAAAGATAAACTTGCTGATTATATTGGAAAAGAGCCAGCAAATAGACTATTAGAGTCACGAACAGATAAGGCTAAAGTGCAGCAACAGTTTTATGATGGGTTAATATCAACAGAAGAACGAGATTATTTATTTGGCTCTCATTCCTTAACAGGTACAGACTTGGATATAGGTGGAAATTACCACAAGTTAATTTATGACGATGTACTACTTGCACAGGGTAAGAAGATTGGCAAAAAGTATGGTGCAAAGGTTGAGGTTGGAGAAATAATAACTAGCGCACCAGGGCCAAAACCAGAACCTTCAAGATTACGATATGAGGTGCATGATGAACAAGGTTCTATAGATGCTTTTGAAACAATGGAAGATGCAGAAAACTCATTAGAAATAATAGAAAATGCTTATGGAGGCGATCCTTTTGTTGTGGATTCGTATAAAAAGGATATGGAGGAATGGAACAAACTTAAACCAGAAAAAATCTGGTCTATGCGACTTACAGACAAGCTGCAAAATGCTTCCAGGGAAGGATTACCGTACTATGTGGCACTACCACCCCTGGTAATTGGTGGAGCAGCTGCGCAGCAACGTACCGAAGCACAGAGACAACAATCTAAATCAGACGCACAACAAATATTGGCAAACTAATGTTTAAACTACCGGACCACGAAAAACTAATTAGCTACCTGGAAAGCAAACGCGTAGCAAAATTTAAAGGACTTGGGATTGAGGTAGAGTTTTTTCCTGAATTACCAGATATTCAATTTCCAGAAATACAAGAGCAAAGTGATGAAACAATTACTAAAAACTATTTTGATGAGAGGGTAAGATGAAATTTTGGTGGAATGCTACTGATGAAACAGAAATGGCTAATTTACTCACTGAACTAATCCTGCAGCTGCGTGAAGATCACATGAATCGCCATACAATGAACCTGGATATGCTGAGAATGTATACCCAGCGCGATTATGACGGTCTGGGGCGTGACGATAATCCAAATAGAATGAATTTAGATGATTATCGCATAAGGATGAATGTGATTGGTAACATAACTGACACGCTTGTTTCGCGGATTGGCAAGAGCAAACCTAAAGCAATGTATTTAACTAGACGCGGAGATTATAAGCTGAGACAGAATGCTAGACGTTTATCTGATGTAATGGAAGGGATATTTTACCAGACAGGAATCTACAATGTTATGCCAAAAATTTTCCAAGACAGCTGCGTATTTGACATTGCAGTAATGAAAATTGGCAGAGAAGATAAAGAATTATTTGTTGAACGTGTCTTTCCAAACGAAATATTGTGGGATATGAAAGCAGCAATGTATACAGACATACCACCAAGTCTGCACCAGGTAAAAAGCATCCCTCTAGAAACCTTAATATTACAGTTTCCTGAACGCGAAGAAGAGCTGCGTTACAGTGCAGCTACAAAAGAAGATGACATGATGAGTTCTGAAGCAGGGCATGAAGCAGAAATGGTAGAATGTGTTGAAAGCTGGCACTTGCCAAGTATGAATGGTGCAGAAGATGGCAGGCACGTTATTCATTGCGATACTGTAATATTAGCAGATGAGCAGTACACATACACAAGTTACCCTTTTGTGTTTATGACCTGGGGTGATGCGTGCGTTGGATTTGCAGGAATATCCCTGGCAGAGCAGCTCAAGAATATTCAAATGGAAATTAACAAACTGGCACTTAGGATTCAGCAATCAATGCACTTGCTCAGTGTTCCTTGGCTTTTTGTGCAACATGGATCTAGAGTTGTAGAGTCAAGATTAAGAAATGTGCCAGGTACTATAATAAACTATGTTGGTCAACCCCCCCAATCATACAATGCAACTGCAATGCACCCTGAAGTTTACAGTCACATGGAAAGGCTCTACCAAAAAGCCTATGAAATTGCTGGTGTTTCTGAGCTTAGTGCAACAGGGCGAAAACCAGCAGGTTTGGAAAGTGGCGCAGCTTTAAGGACTTACCATGATATTGAAACTGAAAGATTCATTTCAGTAGGCCAAAGGTTTGAAAAAGCATTCATGGATGCAGCGCAGTGGTTCTTTGATCTTGCAAAGGAAATTGTCGCAGAGTCAGGGTCATTTCCGGTGCGAGGGATTAAAGGCCACGCGCTAGAAACTACAGATTTTAAAGACATTGAACTTGCGCAGGAAGATTACATACTCCAGGCATATCCTGTATCACTTTTGCCAAGCACACCTGCAGGAAGATTGCAAGCAGTTACAGAACTAATCCAGAATGGTGTTATTAACCAGAGAGAGCATATTGTGAGGCTCTTAGATTTTCCAGACCTGGAGAGTGTGACAAGTCTGTATGATGTTTTGGAACGTGATGTTGAGTGGAGAATCCAAGAAATTGTTGATAATGGAATTTACCATGCACCAGAACCTGTAATGGACCTTGCATTTGCGAAAGAACGCATGACAATTGCGTACTTAGAAGCACAGCAGGATGAGCTGGATCTGGATAAAATAAACATGATGATTCAGTTTATAGAAGAGTGTGATGCACTCACGCAATCAGAAGCACCAGAAGGCGCAGCAGCTGGGGCTGAACCTGCAGGACCACCAGGAATGCCACCTGAAGGAATGCCACCTGAAGGCGCACCACCAGGTATGCCACCAATGCCAGAAGGTATGCCACCAATGCCATCATAACCCCTTAAATAAAAAACGGATATGGAAGTTCAACAAACGGAAACAGTAGAAACACCAGAAGTACCAGTAGTAGAAGCAGAGCAATTGTCAGAAATTGATCAAGCACAAATTAACGAGTGGATTGATGACAAAATTGGCCCATTAGAAACAGAAGAAACAGAAACAGTAGCTGCAGAGCCAGAAGTCGAACCAGCTGCAGAGCCAGAACCAAAACCTGAAGCAGCAGCTGAACCTGAAACAAAAAAAGTTAGTAAGGCATTTTCTAAAGTTGCAAAAAAAGAAAGAGACTTGCAGCAGCAACGTGCAGAGTTGCAAAAATTAAAAGCAGAACTGGAACCATTACGCCAGGCAAAAGAACGTGCAGATAAAGGTGATATGCTTGGTGCTTTGGATGGAATTGGGTGGAATTACGAAAGCGCAACTAACCAAGTTTTGCAAGACGGAAAAGTACAACCTAAAAATGAGCAAAATGTACTAACTCCAGAAATAGAAAATCGTCTGGCAAAACTAGAAACGATGGAACGTCAAAAACAAGTTGACAATTATATAAAAAAGATAAAAACTAAAGTTGACGGTGATAGTCGTTTTGAATTAATTAAAGATAATTGGGAGAACGCCTGGCCGACAATTTTAGAAATGCAAAAGATAGTTGCCAATGAAACTGGCACTATTAAACCTGAAGAAGAAATACTTCAGGAAGTTGAAAATTTTTATGAGCAACAGGCTCAGAGTCTTGCTAAATCCAGTAAGATGAAAAAACTGTTCCAGCCCGATGCTGGCTCACCGGAAAAACCATCGGATTCTCCACGGACTACCAGAAAAACTCTTAGAAACAAAATAACTGCATCTCAGCCTGTAGACAAAGGTGCGCCCAAATCGCGAAGGGAACGCCTAGAAGCTGCACTTGCTACATACGGTAGTAATCTATGATGCTTAATTAAAATTACATGGAGAATCTAAAATGGCAACAGCAACAACGCTGACTGCCTGGGATAACGCATTAAAACAATATTACAGGGGTGCTGAAGTAGAAAAACTTGTCTACGATAGTCATCCTTTTATGGAACTTGTCCCTAAATCTTTGGGGCTTTAGCCAGAAATGGTTATCGAAAAATCCTTTGAATTGCTGGAAAGACAGGAATTGTTAATCAGCAGCCAAGCCTTGAAAAAGGAAGGTCCAACGATCATCCCGAAAGGGAGTACACTTTAAGCAAAGTGGAAGCGGAGGAAACCCGAAAGGGTTGTGATATGATCTGAACTGCACAGTCGAATGTGCAGCTGCTTAATCGCGGGGTAGAATTTGCGAATCTACCTGAACACAATGAAAGACGAAAAGTTCCGAGGAGTAAATGCGCCTATTCCAGTGTATTACACAAGACCTCAAGGCCGGTCTGCTACGTTTGCAACAGCACAAAGTGCAGCAAGCGCAAGTAAGATAGGCGAATTTCTATTAACACGAAAACCTAACTATGGTGTAGCCACAATTAGTGGTGAAGCTGTAGCTGCTTCAGAAGGGGATCGGTACAGTTTCCTAAACGCAATGACAACAGAAATTGATTCTGTAATGAGATCTGTTGGTGATTCAATTAGCAAAAATATGTATCGTGATGGATCTGGCGCGATTGGAAGAGTTAATAATTCCTCATTTTCAACAACTGCGCTTGATTTAGTGACAGATATGGACTCACTTAACTTTGAAGTTGGGATGGTCTTGCAAGTCTCTGGCACAAAATCGGGCGGATCAGTTAGGTCTGGAACATTAACTGTAAATGCGGTGAATCGCGGAGCTGCCAGCAACCAAATTACCATGAGTGGTAACTTGAGTGGTTGGTCCTCAGTTGCGCAAAATGATTATCTTTATCAGAGTGGTGATTATGATGGAGCATTGACTGGCCTAGAGGGGTGGTTGCCTGCTTCAGCACCAACTTCCGGTGATTCATTTTTTGGTCAAGACAGATCTGCAGATGCAACACGCCTTGCCGGTCAACGCTATGACGGAAGCAGCGGAACAATTCTAGAAGCACTCATTGAAGGAGCAGCTTTAGCAGCTCGTGAAGGAGGAAAACCAGATTATATGTTCTGTTCATTTGCTGATTTTGTCAGCATTGAAAAAGCTATGAATGCACAAGTACAACGTGACGTAAAATCATCTGATTCAGTGTCTGGTTATCGTTCTTTGGAATTTTACGCACCACACGGTGTTGTTAAGATTGTTCCAGATAAGGATTGCCCAGGCGGAACTGCATATATGCTTCAACTTGACACTTGGAATTTAATGTCAATTGGACCTGCAGTGCAGCTCACAGAATTGGATGGCAACCGTGTTTTGCGTCAATCGGCAGATGATGGCATAGAAGTAAGGGTGCATTCTTACTCGCAACTTGCGTGTACTGCGCCAGGCAAAAATTGTGTCGTAACTCTTCCATAAATGAAAGGAGGACCATATGGCAGAAAAAATATTCTTTGACGTTCAGGCTTTAAACCCTCACGTCAAATTAATTGCGGGAACGTTTAAGCCAAATGGCTCAAGCGCAATCGACAATACAGCAAATAAAGGTGCAGGCTGGACAGTCGCACGCACAGGAACAGGGGAATACACTGTTACATTAGACGATGTATACCCAGGGCTTCTGAGTGCGCAAGTCAGTTTGCAGCACAATGGGGCAGGTGATAAAAAGGTTCATTGGGGTGCTATTGATTTAGCAGCTAAAACTTTGAAAATTTTTGCAATCACAACTGCTTCAGCTGCAGATTTAGCAGCTCATGCATCGAATCATGTTCATTTTCTTTTAGTCTTGAGAAACACTGATATGACCAAATAAGGAGATATTTATGATGGGAAGTGGAAAAGACACCGCCATGATTATCCTCGGGAAGAAGCATAAAAATTCCCACGATGACATGATAAGTGATGAATATGAATATGAAGATGAAGAAATGGAAGAGTATTCTGAAGAACAGCATGAAATGGCAGAAGAGCTAATTGACGCAGTAAAAAGCGGAAGTAGTGAAGCTGTCCTGGACGCGATTCACGGAATATACAACAGTTATTGAAGGTAGAGAAATGGCTGATATTGTAAGTTTGTCAGAGCTGCGTCTTTTAGCGCAGCAACGTGCTGACATGGAAAATAGCCAATTCATCACTGATGATGAGTGGCGCAGAATGATTAACAGAAGTTATGCTGAACTGTATGACCTGATAGTTACTTCAGCAAACAGTGAAGACTATTTTCTAAAATCTGGCACAATTTCTTTAGTCAGTGGCACTGATACTTATGATCTTCCAACAGATTTCTACAAATCGCGGGGTGTGGACCTAAACACCGGAGGTGCAAAGGTTCCACTCCGTAGATACAATTTTAGTGAACGCAATGTAGGCGGGCTATATTCTGTAGCATCCGATATGCGTTATCACATTCAATCAAATTCAATAGTATTTAATCCTGAACCAAGCAGCGCAGATACTATTACCATTTATTATATTGCGTCACCGAGGAAATTTCAGGAATACACGCCAACAGCAATTTCACGCGGAGCAACAACAACTTGGACAATTGGCACTCATTCACTGCAAATTAATGACTTGCTCGATGCAAAAAACTTTTTGGCTGCAGATTATAATGTAACACAAACAGTAACTGCAGTAGCTGCAACTACTGTCACAACGGACCTTAATTCTTCTGCACTTTCAGATCCTTCTATCTATGGAAGTAT